CATGGGCCAAAGCTGCCTCGGTCATCCGGGCATCGGTCTCCATCGCCACCTGCTCGGTGCGGATTTCCTCGACCTTGGCCTGTGCAGCAAAGCCAGCAGCAGCCAGTTGAAGTTCGCGCTCAGTTTGCACCTGTGCCAGGCGAAGTTCATGTGCCTGGTCAGCTTTGTTCTGGAAATATTCCAGCAATTTGGGCAGGCCGGAGATCAGCAGGCCCCCGAGAGTTGAAATGAGTGAAAGCATCAATTACCCCTTTTGGTTAGCATGGCGCTGGCAATCTCCAGCATGAATTTTACTTGTTCGATGTCCTGTGGTGGCTCTGCCCAGCCCACTGTAATCTGCCCAACAAACCGGTGGCTGTCAGGCGGAACACTGACGCGGCAGGTGTATGCCACACCCTTGTCCAGATACCACAGGCCTACCTCAGACTGCGCGTAGCGGTACTCCGAGCAAGGAATCTGGTTGGTCATCAGCTTAATGACGTCGGCGTTGTTGGCCTGGTTTTGACTAAAAAGGCCGACGTCGATGTCTTCTATGCTCTTGTCTCGCCCGTCCCTGGTGTATGCCTTGTACAGCACCCTGCTACCAAAAAGTGGGTTGACTTTAAAGATTGCCACCACATTGGCCCCCGTCTTCTTAAACAGCATGGCACTGGCGTCGTCAGCGCGGCCGGTGTTGATCTCGGGCAGCTTTTTGGACTCCTTATAGGCGTCCAACATGAAAGTCTGGTTCTGCCATAGGAAGTACCCGGCAAAGGCGAGTACCCCCATCAAAATGATGGCAAACAGCTTGAACGGGCTGTCTACATACCCGAGCACCTTGTCAAGAACGGTTTCTGGTTTTTCGCTCATCGCAGATACTTCATGTAGATCACGATGCCGTAAACCAGCAGCCCGGCCAAAACCACAGAGGCCATGCCAATGGCAATGTACTCAGTTAGCTCTGCGAGGCGTTCCGCCCTGCGGATTCTTTCGCGCCTGGCTGCTTCCGCTTCCTCTCTGCGCCTACGAGCAGCGGCGGCCTGGAACTTCTGCCAGTCTCCCCACATGCCTGGGCGGCCGGCGTAGACCATGCGCTCACGGAGCTCTTCTTCCTGCTGCTTGAGCTGCTCAAGCGCCATGAACTCCGCGAGGTCGGAACCCCCACCTTTTTTAGTGGCGGATTCCTGAATTTTTGCTTTGTTGTCGAAATAATCGAAGACCCGGCTGCCGAGTTGATGCAGCTCTTTACCGTTGGCCAAAGCCCCCTTGATCACCGCGAATGCTGCATTCGCTGCTGCGATTTCTGCCAACATGCTTTAACCCCACATAAGAAGGACGGCCCGCGCTGTCCAAACGGTAAGCGCTATGAGAGAGGCTGCTGCAAGAAAGCTGACGAGCCAATCCTTCATTGGGTCTCCTGCTTACATGGTGGCCCCCGATGCAGCAGGAACTGTCGTGATTTGGATGGCTACTGAGCGCTGTAGGCTCAGAGGCTGGCCGCAGTCGGAGCAGGTGTCTGCTGCGACCTCGGCCTCATCCAGGTCGTAACCGCATCCGCCGCAAAGAATCTCTACGGCGTGTGCAGGTTCGATGTTGCCGTCAGGCAGCAGCTTCGACGGGTTTTCCAGTTTCATCGGATGCAGGTGCCTCAGGCACTGTGATTTGTGGGGCGGCTTCTCCGTGCAACGCACCAACCAGCTGGAAGACCTCAGCGTACGGACGCGAGCCCAGGTAGTTCAGGACGTTGTTGACTAAAGCCAGGGACAGTTCAATTTTTTGGTCGTTCATAGATGACTCCAAGCGCCGCTGAGATGGGGCAGCGGCGATAACCCCATGTGAATTATGCCGCTTCTTCGGGCTCAGCAACGGCCCATGGAAGGCCGCTGGTAGTGGAAGCAATATGGGAGACCAGTTTTTCAATTTGCTGGGTCAATACGGTCTCCACTTTTTCGGTCTCGGGAGCAGCTTTTACCCAAGCCAAGACTTGGGCCTCGGTAAGCTGATCAAAAGGCGTGAACGTGTCGCCCCGCTTTACGTCGATTGTCCCTCGCATGGGGATTTCGATGCCCGCATCGGAAGCCACAGCTTCCCAACCGACACGAGTCACAAGACCGTCGCTGACGTTGCGCAGCATGTTGGTGATTTTCCAAGTAATTGTTGCCATGTCTTTTCCTTAGCCCATGTTGTACACAATGAAGGTGTTTGCGGCAGTGCGGCGAATGCGGAACGTAACAGAGCCACCAAATTGAGAAAATTGATTTGCTCCCACTATTGTTACGCCAGTGTTTGCACCCAGAGTAACAGTAGCGCCACCTGTGGGGATGAACGTAAAGTCGTAAGCCAAATCAACACCCACCCATGTAACCAAAGTCTCCAAGGTTGTTCCAAGGGGCAATGTTATGGTGTAGTCAGTAGCCCCACTAGCAATAACAATTCTTGTCAGGATGTTGGCGTTGGTCAGGGTTGCAGTTGTAGCAATAGTGACTGGCGTTGGCTGAGTCACAACTAACTGCTCATTGAGAGAGATAGTGCCCAACGAGCCAGCTACAGCCGAGCCAATGTTGATGTTGGTGATCGAGCCAGAGACACCAGCAGTACCAATATCGACTGTCTTGGTCGTACCGCTGGTTGTTGCGCCACCCGCAAGACTCAGCGTTTGAGCGCCAGTGGAACGGCCGAGGGTGATCGTGCCAGTCCCCGCAGTACCGCCCATTGTCATCGTGCCGGAGGTCTGTGACGTTCCAAGAGAGATATTTTGAGTCGTGCCCGACAGGGTAAAAGTGCTACTGAAAGTGGTTGAGCCTGAGAAGGTCTGTGTGCCACTGAGCAAGGCCAACGTGCCAGAGGCGTTCGGCAATGTGTAGGTGCGGGTTGTGGCAGCGGTAATGCCTGTCGCATCAAACACTGCAACTTTTGTGGAGTCGACGTTGTCAACGATTTTAAATTCGCTGTCGTAGAACAAGACGCCGCCGTTACTCTTCAGTATCGTGGCTGACTCGTTGTTTAAAGTTATTTGGTAATGGCCTCCAACACTAGACCACAGGGAGTGAAAAAGTTGATCACCTTGCCCATTGCCGATAACTACCTCGCCATCTTGGACTGTGGTTCCAGGAACGGCCCCAATAACAGTTGTGTCTGTAAGTCCAGAAGGGCCGCCTAGCCCTGCTTCATATCCAATAAATATGTTGTTATCGCCTATTGCTGCGGCAGCTGCATATCCGGCAGCACTCCCAATGGCTATGTTGTCATTACCTATTGAAAAAGCGTTAGCTCTAAGGGCGCTGCTTCCAATTGCAATGTTTAAAGTACCATATGTTGCGCTATCCACCAAGCCTGCGTTTGAACCAACTCCTATGTTGCTGTCGCCTCTAGTTAAACTTCCAGCGGAACCGGTCTGAATTTTCCCGGCGCCATAGCCAAGATAGGTGTTACTTTGCCCGGTTTGTATACTAAGCGCCCCGGATGAACTATAGTCACCAAGTTCAACAGAACCTGCCCCACCCCCTACAGCCGTGTTAGTTTGGCCGTATAAAATGCCAGGCGCTGTAGCTCGCGAGCTAATGACTGCCCCGGCATTAATGCCTAACAATGTTCCATATGCGGGGTAACCTGTGAACGTGGGGTCTGCTCCAGTCCCTAAGCGGTCTACGCATCCTGCACCAGACCCTAGGCTGGTCAATCCAGTCTCCATTAAAACGTATTTGTTGGAGCTAAAATCTTGCGAAAACGTGCCTACAGTTAGCGACTCGTTTGAAGGCTTTGCATAGAAAATCTGTTGCTTTAAGTTGGATGCGCTGAACAGGCTAAAGTCGATCACGCTGGTTGCACTAGCGTCAAGGTACGAAAAACTCAAGTCCGCAATTTTGTACGCAGTGCTGACCAACGTATTGTTGTAGCTGGCATTAAACTGGATGCCTACCCCAGCATTTGCTGTCCATGTGCCAGTTGGGGAGTTGGTAACCGACAGAGGGTAAACAACAGACTGCGAAGCCGTTGTGCGCCGAATAGTCAGGCCGTTTGTGGGTACAGCAACAACAGGCGTCGTGGCCGAGAACGTGGTCGTGGCGTCGCTAAACGTCGTCGCTCCCGTAAAAGTCTGGGCAGTGTTTGCCAGCGTTGCCAGCGTGCCGGTAATTGCGGGAAGCGTGTGGGTAACGCTTGCAGCCAGCGTGGCGGTGGTAATCGTCGCAGCAAAAGAGCCCGTGCCGCCTGCACGGCCAGCAAGAATGATTGCGTCCTGTGTTGCGGCTGCTTCTGATCGAACCGCGTTTGCCGCACGAAATGTTTGCGCAGCAGTGAAGGTTTGCGCTGTACCAAGAACGGCTACCGTGCCCGAGGGGATTGTTACATCCCCATCTGGTAAGGTGATAGTTCGGCTGGCAGTCAACGTGGTTGGGGTCAACGTGACCGCAAAAGAGCTAGTCCCACCTGCGCGGCCCGCGAGCACGATTGCGTCCTGTGTTGCTGCTGCTTCCGAGCGCACCGCATTAGCTGCGCGGAATGTTTGAGCAGCAGTGAAGGTTTGGGCAAGAGCCAGCCCCGCCAGTGTCTGACTGGTGGACGGGAAAGTCATGGTGGTGGACGCGCCACTGAACGCAATCGTTCCGGCATTGGTGTTGATGGTCAACGTCCGAGCGCCGTTGTTGATGCCTGTGCCGCCATAAGTAGCACCAACAACAGAGCCTTGCCACACGCCAGTGGCAATGGTCCCCACGCTGGTGAGCGAAGAGCCCACGACAGACGTGCCAAGGGCCGTGGCGCTCAATACGTCTACGTTGTTGATCTGATAGGTGTCACCGGTTACCAAGGACAGGCCAGTGGACTTGAACCTGGCCACTTCAACTGCGGCAGCTCCCGCAATCATCAGCTTGACCAACAGGTCAAAGTCTTCTGAAGTCGAAGTTACATCGGTTGTGACTGCATCAAGAGTGGCCCCAACCTCAGTGTTGCCCGCAGCAGTCTCAACCGCAAACTCCAGACCAACGCCAATGCCCGCTGCTGGGGTTCCAGAGGACTGGCTGTCCAAGCGCATGACTTGGGTGACGGTGTTGGTGGCCGCAGAAGTAAGCTGGACCGTAGGCTTGGCCGCAAACGTGGCAGTGCCGTTGACAGTTACAGTGTCCGCAGACGCATCGCCGAGGGTGACGTTTCCAGTAGCGCCCAGGGTTGTGAAAGCGCCTGAACTGGCTGTAGTTGCGCCTACCGTAGTGCCGTCAATCGTTCCGCCGTTGATGTCAACGAAGTCAAACATCTGAATGACGTTTGTGCCATCAACATACAAGTGCGCTTTGCGGCCGTTTGGAACGGTGATACCGGAGCCTGCCGAGGTCTTGACGGTGATGCTTTGAGCACCCGTGGTGTTGTTTTGAACAATGTATTGCTTTTGGACGGTTGGGACCACCAGCTCTCGAGTAACAGTCAGCGAAACTGCTGATGTCACGTTGAGCACCAAGGCCCGCGCTGCTTGAGCCGCATTGCTGTCCGTCAGCGTAATAGTCAGGTTAGCGTCTGATGGGTAGCTTGGGTTTCCGTAACCAACAATGGACTGCTCAAGCGCTGTTCCCAGGTTGGTGTTGGTGACAGTGCCCCAAGAGCCCGAGTTTTCGCCCGTGGACATCAACTCGATTTTTAGGTTTGTGGAGTAGGTGCTTGCCATTTCATTTCCTCTATGGAGTTATCTGTGTCCATGTTGCGGTGTTGGCGTCATTTACCACCACCCATCCAGGCGACTGAGTTGAGTTCACATTTTGCCAGCTTGGAGTCTGGTTGTCATCAACCAAAGACCAGATCACTATGCGGACAGAACCAACCTGTCCCGTTGCTTGCACGCCCGTGACGGAGACGTCCGTCCCCTCCTCGACCATAACTGAGCCGACCTGGCCAGTTGCCTGCAGGCCAGTGACGGTAACGACCGAAGTGCCTGTGACGGTAACTGATCCCACCTGGCCAGTTGCCTGCAGGCCAGTGACGGTGGTAACCGAAGTGCCTGTGACGGTAACTGATCCCACCTGGCCAGTTGCCTGCAAACCAGTGACAGATGCAATGGCTCCCGCATCGACCGTAACGGAGCCCACTTGCCCCGTGGCCTGCAGCCCCGTGACAGTGGTGACCGAAGTGCCTGTGACCGTTACCGATCCTACCTGGCCAGTTGCCTGCAGGCCAGTGACGGTGGTAACCGAAGTGCCTGTGACCGTGACTGAGCCTACCTCACCGGTGCCGGTGGGAAGATCAGCAAGACTTTCGCCCCAAGGGTCTTCGCCCCAGCCAACACCGGAGGCATTCCACCCTTGGAACGCTACAGCGGTATCGGCCATGAGCGTCCTTTAGGCGATACGGATGATCGCGTTGGTTGCGTCGGCCGCCGGGAAGATAATGGTGAAAGTTCCGGTGGTAGAAGTCTTTGCACCGCCAAAATCCAGAACACAGACGGCTGGATCACCCACAGCCGAGTCGTTGTAGATCAATGCCCCAAAGGCGGTGATCGTCGCGCTCGTGAACGACAGGTCAGCAAAATCCGTGAATGCGGTGGTCCCTGTCGACACAGGGGTGACGTTTGTCAGTGTTCCGCCACCAGCCGCGTACGTGCCCGAGTTGGGCACCTCGTTGGTGGCCGTGTAGGCTGTGGTGGCTGCCGTGAAGGACGCACTGTTGGTGTACAGCGCCAGCTTGAACGTGTTGCCTGTGGACAGGGTGAAGTTGTGCACAGCGCGCATCAGCTCCACCTTGAAGCTGGTGCACATGAAGTTTCCGGTGAAAGCCATTTCAATCTCCTAATAGATGGACAAGTTCCGCATGTCCTGCTTCGCGTAAACGATAGGCAATGGTTGAGCGGTCCTGCTCAACTGCCTCCTTCAAATAGAACTCGACCACGTGCTTGACGTTTTCCTTGAAAGCCCTGGCTTGCGCCTGCACAGCGGGATGAGACTGGTCCCCCACATAAATGATCCTGTCGGCCGCCCGCTGGGCAAGCTCTTCCACGGACCACCCTCGATTTTGAGTGGTCTCGACGCCGACGCTGCCGACAAGGATGGGGGAGGAAACAGTGATCATGGTCCTGGTGAATCCGATTTAAGTGGGATACGAAGCATGCCATCGCGGTACTCGTCACGGCGGCGGCGACCCTGTTGTTCAATGCCGAGCCCTTTGACAGCTTCCTGGTAGGAGAGCTTGAAGTATTCCAGCATTTCTCTTGGACCCTTAGTGTAACTGTACGCCTGTATCAAGCACGCATACAGCAGTGCTTCAGGTGCGTTGATGCTTACCCAAGTGGTCGGGTTTGTCGACGACAACTGCGTCGGACGGTAAATGTACCCCAGCTCTACGCTGTAGTCCTGATTTGGCGTAGGAGCAACGTAAAACGTGTTCTGGTCCCACACAGAATAATACTTGGGCGTGCCCTGCGTGGTGCCGTTTGCCCAATACTCTTTCATGAAAGACGTATCGCGGAAATCTAAAAAGATTTGATCACCACTGGCTGGCGTCAAAATCATGTAGCGGTGCGTTAACAGGTCAATCGGTGCCGCTAAAAACTTGTTGCCCTGGGTCATGCTGCCAGTGACTTCTAGCTTGAACACGTCCAAGTCGATCTCGCGAAGAATCTGATTCTCCGCCATCGTGATAAAGGTGTTGATCACCGGCTCGGTAAAGACATTGCTGCCTACCTCGGTGTAATTGCGGATGTTGGTGACAAGTTCGTCGTAGGTCATGAGATGCTCACAGTCACTGATCCAACAACACCTTGCGCAATGAGCGCCTGGTCCTGAACATACGGCTGCATGTTGGTGCCGCCCTGGACACTGCCGTAGCTTTGAAAGGCGGTAAAACCTGGTGCGCCGACAAAGACTGATACGGGCTCAATGCGATCTGGTCGGGGGTCACGCAGTGCAATCGCGTCCCCTCGGTATCGAAGCGGCTCAAGCTGCGGCTCTTTCGGCTCGTAGTCGTCAGGGCACACCATAAACCCGCGCCAGTTTTTGCGCAGGTTGTTGTACCTGTAACGCTGCCCGCAGTAGTCGCAAAGCCCGTAGGAGTGTATGCCGGTCGCAAATGCCATGTCATACCCCTAAATCCGGTACGAACTGCACGCTGGCGGTGTCTCGGTCCTCCAGGGCCGCGCGCTGGAAGTCTTCTTCGTAAATTGCCTTGAGCGCCGAAGCGCGGTCAGCGGCAAATTTAAGCGACAGGTAGTAGGCCAGGCCCGATGCCAGGCAAGGCAAGAACCTGAAGTTCACGTCCGACGTGTTGGTGTAATTACCGGCGTCTTGGATGCGACGGATGCGGTAGTACACAAAGGTGTAGCCAGCAGCCGGAGCAGGGTAAAAATACACCTTGGGGATGTTGGTGCGCTCGACGTAGAACTGCGCGGGACGGGCCTGCGTTGTCTTGTCCGGCACGTTGAGCCAGTCTTCACGACTGATGCGCTCAATGTACACATCCGTGTTGGTGCCTTGGTTGTTTTGGCGAATGACCGCCTCAAGCACGTTGACAACAGAGGCGTCCAGGGCGATCTCGTTGACACCAGCGGTCAACGGGAAGACGGCCTGCTCGATTGTCCACAGGTTCAAGCCTCGATTGGCCCAATCAAGGAACAGCAGGTTGAGCGAACGGCGTGCGGACGAGAGCTGATAACCGCTCTGCGGCCGCATGCCGCATCGTTCAAATGCTTCCTCAATCAGGTCATCAATCGACAGATCGAAGGTGGTTGTGCCTGAAGTGGCCATTTAGCACATGCCGCCTTTTTTATAGCCTTTGGCCATCATGCCGCCGCCCCTTTTGCCAACGGGCTTGCCCATGGCCATGCGCTTGTGCTGATTGACGCCGCCGCCTTTTTTCATCATCACGGGACCAGTTTTTTGACTGGTCTCAGACATCACTTTGTTCTTAGGGCCGCTTTCAACAGCCCCACCGCCACGAGTGGCGCAACCCATTCCACGTCCAGCCATATCAAGCTCCTTTTTTCATTGCACGGCCTTTAACGTCGGCCGTTTTACGCTTCACGGCCCGACCCATTTGGTCCGCCATGTCAGAATCTTTCATCATTTTGCCGTTAGGCATCCTGTGCATGCCTGCTGCGCCGCCTTTTTTCATTTTGCCAACGCCGTCAGCTGCAAAGGCGGGCACTGACTTGCCGCCTTTTTTGACCATTTTCATCGGTGCTTTCATGTCATCATCCTTTTCGCATGTCATCGAGCTTTTGCTCGATGCGATTGAATCTCTGATCCATGTGAGTGACCAGTTTTTCAACCCGGTCATCCACCTCTTTTCGGGTAATGTGGTCTCTGGCAACCTCTTCGCGAGTGCGATTCAGCAAGATGCTGATGCGCCCAAGCTCATCGAATTTGCTCTTCAGCAAAAACCCCATGAGCCCTAAGACGGCCGTCAAAACCACATTCCATACCAGCATTTCCATTTAGCATCTCCAGCGCTTGCGCGCTTGACGGAGCCTACTGTTTGGGTCTTTGGCCGCTTCAGGGAAATCCTTCATTTGACCTTCCGACCTTGCACAGTAGGATGCCCTGCGTTTTGCCTCTGCGGACGATGGTGTCTTGGTAGTTACCGCCGTCTTCAGTTTGCTCCCAGGGTTGGCTTTACGGTACGCTGTAACGCCTTTTTTGGTCATGCCTGCACCTTCCTTGGTGGCGCGGAAGTTTCCGCTCTTCACCGAGGTTTTGATGCCCATGCCTTTGGAAGCCATTACGCA